GGGGGGGAGGGGGAAAACGTGCGGGGGGGCCGCCTGAGCGGCTCAGGCGACAGTGGCTTGGTTACGTGTATATAATCACAGCTATCGCGCGCCTAGAGCGCGCCACCGTCCCGGCGGGTTCCGGGTGTCTCGACAGGAGACCGCGCAATGTCGCTGCTGTCCAAAACGCTGGGGCGTGTCATGCCCCGGTACCGCACCTTCTCGGACTGGGTCACCGTGTATCGTCAGATCATCGACGCCAGGCCCATCCAACCCAAGACCCTGCAGAACCGCAATGCCAGCCTGCGCCGGCTGA